CAATGCTCGGCAAGGATGTTCATCACCGTGATCTCGTCGTCGCACAGGACATTCTGGATGTAAGCCTCCAGCGTGTTCATTGTTTCGGTTCATTGTCATCTGTGGGTCAAACGTCACGCGGCGACTTTTGACTTCTCCATACGGATGCCGTAGTCGCGCAGCCCCTCGGCGTCCACGATCACGCTCCCGTGCCGCATGAGGCGCGAGGCAATACGCACATCGAACTTCTCGGCAATCTGGGCGCGGTTGAAGTTGGTTGTGATCACCGTCCACTTGCGAAGTCGGCGGTCGAGGAGGTCGCCCATCTTCTGAACGGCAAACTGGGTCGCCTCGCCGTCAGCACCCGCTGAATCAGTGCCAAGGTCGTCGATGGCCTTGAACCAGTCGTCCGCGGCGTCTTCAAGTCGGTAATACTGGCCAGAGCGTAGCTGGGAGAGCAGCTTGGCCCAGCGGCACATGAACGGCCCAGCCTGCGCGTATGTCCAAAGCGAGGACACTCCGTCGCGCCCTTGGTTCTGACGCTCGCGCATGTAGACGCTGCGCCCGTGCTGCTTTACCCATTCGACAATGCGCTCGGCCAAATAGGTCTTGCCGCTTCCGCTGCGGCCCACCAGCACAAGCCAGCGCGGCTCTGCGCCGTTTGCCATGTCCGCGACGAACTCGCGGGCACTGCGGAGCATGTCGTCGGCAATAACGCGCTCTGGGGCGGTTTCCGCGCCCGTGAGATGCCATTGCCAGTCCCAGTCCGACTCGGTTCTAATAATCTTCGGGTTTGTTGACTCCGCTATAGCTGCGGAGGCGGTTCGCACCGCTTGTGCCATTGTTTGCATGGGTCTTTCCTTTCCTGCTGTTTTCTTTGAAACGCCCCGCCCAAGCGGACAGCGCGTATTGCCAGTTGCTGATGGGGTTGCCGCGGCCATCCAGCCAGCGGCCATAAGGGTCAATGTCGCGGGACTTCATTTCGTCATACCAAATGCCCGCCTGCTGCTCGGTGAGTCCGACCTTTCGGGCGGCATCGATGACTTGCTCGCGGGTGGGTTCCTGCCACACGGACGACCCGTTCCTATTAGAGTCTATATGTGACTGTGATTGCTTAAGCCTCGCTTTAGCCTCGCTTAAGCCAGCTTTACCTCCCTTTCTGCCTGCGGCAGAGAGCTTTGCGTGCTTGGACTGCGCTTTGGCGCGTTCTTCGACCACCCTTTTGTGGGTCAGCATGCCGTTCTTTTCGGTGAAAAACGCAAGGCAGGCTTTAGCCTCGCTTAACCATTGCTCGCGGGTCATCCGCGCCGTCGCGGCGAGGAAATCGGGATCGGCTGGCAAGCCTTCGGGCCTGCGCCAATGCGCCATGAGCAGCAGCAAATATGCGCCGTGCTGCGCGGCGGTGAGGTGCATCGTGTCGGCCAAATAGTCACCGATCCACAACGGCATCCATGCGTCGGTTTTCATTGTCTCTCCTTCATTGTGATTTCCAAATACGGGTCGCCCACGCGGCACTTCTCGACGACAAGCTGGTCGATTAGCGCATCATCTGTGAGCCATCCCGCGGGCGTGAGGGCGTCTAAAACTCCTTTTGTGAGGTTGTCGATATCGGGCCGCACGCCATGCACCCGCTCGTTCGGGCGGGCCTTGGTCACGCGGAACGCAAACTTCAGTTTGATTAGCACGGGGAACTCGACGGGCTTGCGCGGGGCGAACTTCCGTAGCTGCATGACCAGCGCGTCCTGCGCGTCCTTCACTTTCTTCTTGGTGAAAAACATAGGACGGCCATTGCGAACCATGACGCCTTTTTGTTGAGCGGTGACCGTCGGCGGGTCGCCTTGTATGATTGCGGTGATCATGTCCACTTCCCTCCGATCTTTTTGCGACGACGCGGTTTGACGACGACTCTGCGCTCGGCCCACTCCCGCGGTGCTCCGACCGCGACAAGCGCGTCCACGAGCGCGGGGTCGGTCACCTCGGTGCGGTTCTTCAGCAGGACGTCCAGATGCCCCCAGCGCACAGGAATCAATCTCTCCGAAAAGAACTCCCACCAGATGATGCGGGCCGCGGCGTAGCGGGCGGGAGCCTCCACGCGCATGAGGCGTTGACGCCACTCGGCGGGGGGCACACTGGCCCCCCACGAGCGACGGGTTGCTGTCGTCTTGCTGGCCATTAGAGCACGGCCTCGGCTTGACGTTGCGCCCACGCGGGCAGCGCGAGCGTTGTGATCTCCTCGGTGAACGAGGGCCAGTGGTCTTCGGCTTCGCAGCGACGCAGCAGTGCAAGGTCGGCTTGATACTGCTTGCGACCCCACTCGACCGCGTCGTCATCGATGGCGTAGACCGCGACGGCAAACGGCGGCTGCTTTTCCGCGCAGACCAACAAGAACTTTGTCTTGTCGAGTCCTTGCAGTGCCGCGAGGTCGAGGTAATACGCAGCCTGCACATCGTATCGAAACGCCGCCATGCTCTTTGACATCGCATCGGGCGATGCCGAAGCGCAGGACTTGATGTCCACGATGACGTTGCCTCCTTCGGGCAGAGCATCGAACCGCCCCTTGCGGAGCATGCCGTGCGAGTCCGTAGCAAAGACGCACACTTCCTTCTGCGCCTTCGCCAGCACTCGCTTCACCGCGGGGTGAGTCCACACGGCGTCGCGCATGCCAGTGATCGTGTCGGCTTCGTCTTGCGTGATGATCGGCGCGGTCTGCGCGTCTCTCCACGCTTTGCCTTCCTTGCTGACGAAGGACATGCCTTCGGGCTTGACCGCCCAGTCCGCTGCGTCGGGTTCCAGAATCGCTCGGTGGATCATGCTTCCCAAACGCATGGCCGCGGTTGTCTCGACGCGGAGCAGGCCGTCGATGTAGGAGCGGTAATGCGCGGGCGTCCGCGGAGGCGCGATGTAGTCGAGCGCGGATTTGCTGATGCCCTCGGCGGCACGATACTGCGCTTCGGGCAGTGACAGGATGCCGTCGTTCATAGCTGCGCCTCCCTTGCCGCGTCGTCGAGCGGACTGCTTTGGCTGCGCCGTTCCGCCAGATCGTCGAGGAACTCGCGGACGCGATGGTGTTCCTCGTCGCCTGTGCGGTCGTGGTGCTCGGTGTTGAGGTCGTTGACCAGCGAGTCGAGCCACTGCATAGCCCAAACCAGATCGTTGGCGATGCGGCCATGTAGATACAACGGCGACACGGTTTCGGTTGCGGTGCTCATTTTCTCCAGACCTCCACCTCGTTGGGTTTGATCTCCACCAGCGCGTAGTCGGCTTTGCCCTGCTCCATGTCTTCAATGACGTTGTCCAACATCCACGCCTCCGCGGGCAGGATGTAGGGGTTGGTCATGGCGCGGAATTTCTCCGCAACGGCCTGCGCTTTGAGCATGTATCTTTTCAAAGCAGTTCCTCCTGTTTGGTTGCGGTGACCGCGGAGTCAAAAAACTCCTCGGCGGTCTTCGGTGCGTCGGGCAGGACAACGCCCTCGGCCACGCGGCGTGTAGTCACGTTGCGCGGTGCGTAGTCACGCACCTCCTCGGCCACGCCCAGACCTTTGAGCGCGTCGGGGAACGCATCGCGCAGTGCCCACGAGCGGGCACGCATTTGCAGCATGCGCGCAGGGTAACTGCTCCACGGGCCTTGCTTGCCCCAGAGGCCAGCCTTTTTGGCATCAGCCTCGCTGAACTTGCGGACGACAGGCGAGCGGTCGCGGCGTTTGACGATGCACGTTGCCGTGTTGCCCTCCACCGTTTCCTCTATGTCGAGAAACGCAGGGTGCGAGCAGCACAGTGCCAAGGCGGCATCGCCGTAGATACAGGGCTTGCCGTTCACCACGGCGATGTTCTGCAACGCCGACATGGGCGAGAGGCCAACCTCCAGCCCGTGCTGCACCGCGATCATAATGTCCTCGGCGGAATCGTAGTTCTCGACCTTGGGTTTGGCCAACGTCAGTTGACCCATTTCTTGACTCATTGTAGTTTGTCCTTTCTGGTTCATTGACCCGTCGGCGCGGCATGCTGCGTCGGCGGGTTTTGGTTTGGTGGGCATGCCTAAAACTTGATCGAGCGATTGCCGTGGTGACGCAGGAGCCATCGATCCCATCTGCGATTTTCCTCGGACTTTTCGTAACCCGACGTCCAACCCGCGGCGTATGCGCCGATGACGCTCACCAGCCACATGGCTGTGATCAAAACCACGATGAGGTAGTCCATTAGATGGCCACCTCCGCACGTTGGAGTTTGCGATAGGCCGCGATGCTGGCGCGGATGGTCTGACGCCACGTTGGATTGTGACGCCACTTGAAAAATCGGCAGACGTCCTCGCGGAGCGCGCACCGAAGTGAGAGCAGTTCCATCGTGGTGAACGAGGGAACGCGATATGTGGGTTCTTGGTTCATTTGTGTTTGTTCTGGTTGCGGATGCGCTTCGACAGAGCCGAAGCGAAAGTGATGTAGTTTTTGGGAACTCGGACGCCCTCGGCGGCGAACCACTCGTGCATTGCACGGAAGCTCCAGCCCTTGGCGCGCAGCGTGGTCGCTGGCGCGAGCAGGACGTCGTAGTTGCACTTGTCGCCAGCGGGTGCGGCCTGTGCTTTGGCGAGGAGATCAGTCATTGCGCGGCCTCCTCTTTGTTTTCGTTTAGGTGTATTACACCTTCGGGCGCAAAAAAGTCGGCAAGCACCTTGGTGACTTGCTTGGTGAAGGAGCGATGCTCCGCGGTGGCGCGGTCTTCGATGACCGCGGCCAGATCACGCGGGAGCGATATGCTTTTTCGGATGGTGGGTTCGGTGGGCATGGGCTTGGTGGTTATTAAATCGGGTGAATGTCTCGGATTGGCTTGCGCTGCTCGCGCTGGAGCGTGTCGCGCAGATACTGAAGCTCGCGCATGATGTTAACGGCGCGACCGACGGGAATGGTGATCTCATCAAGCCCGTGCCGCCGCGCAGCGCGTAGCTGCGTGGCAAGCAATGGCTCGACGGAGGCGATGACGCGAAGGGCGGTCATTGTTCGTTCTCCCGTTAGTCCAAGTCCTCAATGCTAACGCCAAGGATTGCGGCCAGATCAACTTGAGCCTGCGCGGAGCACATACCTCCAGAGCGCGTGGAGCACCCAGAATGACCTTCGCAGCACTCGCGTGTTTGGTAAATGCGTTCAAGGCGAGCGTGCTGCGCCAAGAATTTGCGAAGCTGCGCGGCGGAAGTCCCCGCGCCCGTTGCTACGTTGGTGTTTTGGTTCATTGGTTCAACTTCGTTGATCGAAGTTAGGTGCATTACACATGGTGCATGACACCTCCGCAATGTTTTTTTTACACCACCTCAAACTTTTTTTCGGCTGAACTTAAACGTCTGATTTTCGCGGAGGAACTTCTTCGCTTCGGGATAGCGGGTCGCAAGGATTTCCAAGGTCGCCCTCGTGAAGTCGCCGCCGTAGTGCTTGTCGGCCTCGGCTTGCACGCGGGCAACAAGGCTTTCGGGTAGGGACAGACTTTTGACCACCCTGTCCTTTGACCTGCGGTTGCCGCTGGTCTTTTTCGCTTTCATACAGTGAAGTGTCATGCACCTTCATACACTTGTCAAGACACAGGCCCAGTAATTCGTCTGGGGTAAAACCCTCATCCCGTGCGAGTTGTAATATAAATTGAATAGCCGCGTTTTGCATATCAACCACCACAATACAGGCGGGGATAGGACAACCGCGGGGCGACCCCTACTAAGCCGCGCTCGGACTCGTAGCGTTCCCGATACCGACGACGCATGGCTTCCCTTTGCTCCTTGGGGTCGGCGTATGGCATGACTGGTATCAGTCAAACCTATCTCGGGAAAAAAAGCAAAAAACTAAAGAGTGTGCTAACTGGTTGTGCTAAATCGGGTGTTTGTGGAGCGTTTTACAGAGTAAAAGCGGGTGAAGGGAATCGAACCCTCGTTTCCTGTAAGTGCCTCTGTAACAGAGTAAAACGCATCTTTTTTTGCCGCATTTTCCGCATTTGCATGTATAACGGGCTATGTGTAAGTTGGCTTTCTATGGCCTCTGTAATCACCATCCCGAAATCACCCTACTGGATCGGCAGAATGCGGCTTTGGGTCGCTTCGCCAGAATACCCCCGCGGAGGCTTTTGGAGGCTTACCATGCGCTCCACACGCCTACCACATAAAACCACGCCAAAGCGCGTGGCAGAGGCCGTAGCGGACGAAATGGAGCGTGCTGGGCGCGAGGCTCGCAATCCCGAAACAATCGACGAATCGTGGGCCAAGGCCCGCATCGATGGCCTCTTGCGGCTGGCCAAGGTCGCCAACCCTCGGAAGTCGATCACATGGAACGCGGCGGTGGACGGATGGCTTGCAGCTAAAGCGGCCAAGCCTCGTTCGCTGGAGAAGTATCGGGCCGATCTATCCCATTTCACGCGGTGGCTCGGAGCGCGGGCTGGTCACGATCTTCGCGGCATCACCCACGAGGATATCATCGCCTTCCGCCAGTCCCTGTCGCAGTCGGGCCTTGCCGAATCGACTTCCGTGTTCGTCATCAAAGCGGTGCGCTCCGTGCTCAAACGTGCCGTGCTGCTGGGGCAATTGGATCGAAACCCCGCGGAGCTTGTCACACTGCACCGCACCGACGGCGGTTCCAAGCGCAAGGCTTTCACGCCCGCGGAGATCGCCGCCATCCTGCGCGTGGCCGACAAGGAATGGCGCGTCGCCTGTTTGCTGGGCCTCTACTACGGCATGCGCCTTGGCGATGCCACGCACCGACGCTACGAGGAAATCAAAGACGGCGTGCTGGACTTTGTGCCCGAAAAGAAAAGCCGCAAAGCCCGCATGGTATCAGTGCCGATGGTCGGAGAATTGGCCGACCTACGCGGCAAGGGACTCATCACACCGCGGCTGGCCAAGTTGTCGCCCAGCGTGGCGTCTCGGCAGTTCGGCGTGCTGCTCGACAAGGCGGGCGTGGAAAAGACGAAGACAAAGGCCAAGGGCGCAGGACGCAGCCAGACCGACAAGACCTTCCACTCATGGCGGCACACTACCAACAGCCTGCTCCTCGACGCGGGCGTGGATCAGCGCGTTCGCCAGCTAATCTGCGACCATGACTCGACGAAGATCAGCAACAACTACACGCACGCCAGCATCGCCACGATGGCCAAAGCCATTGAGCCTCTCGCTAACCTCGCCAAGTAGCGTTGTTGCCGCGGGTGTCCATGTGGACGAAGCTGCGGTATAGACCCAGCCCGCCTTTGAATAGTCCTTCGCGTCGCATATCCATGAGCACGAGGTAGAGCTTGGCTGGCTGCGCGGTCACAAGATCAGTCGCGTTGAACTTCACATGCGTCGAGTTCGGGACGCCGCCGATACGCTTGTTGTAGGCGGGCGAGCGATATGCGCTGCTGATGCGGATGGCCTTGCCAAACCGCTTGCGGGCCTCGTCGAGCATCTTTGCGGTCTGCTCCATGTTCGGCCACAGTTCCGCGGGCGGGTCGGTGTTGAGGTGCAGCTTGCCGTCGCTTCCGCCTTTGTAAAAAAACTCCTTCGCGGTGAAATGCTTGACGCCCCACTTGTCCAGCATGCGCTGGAATCCTTGTTCGCTTGTTACCATGTGAATTTTCCTTTGATCCAGAGTTGTCGTTTCAACAGATCGATGTCCGCCTTGAACTCGTATTGCTTGGTCTGCGGCGTCACGGGCGCAAAGATTGCGGCCATCGTGTGGCGGTTTATTTCTCGACGGGAATCGCCCGACGGACTTCCGTATACGTCAACGGGCCAAACCATCCGTCCTGCGGGACGTTCACCACGGCCTGTATCTTTTTGACGTCTTGCGTCAGCGTTTTGTTTGTGAAGATATTCGCCGCGCTGACAATCGCGGCTACGATAAAACTGACGATAGCCGCCTCGTCTATCTTGCTCGCCAGCGCAGCATCAAACGCGGCCACGCGGGCAACCATTGTGCCGACCGCGGTTGCGATGATCGGCGTGGCAATGGAACCAATGCGCGAAACGAGAAACTTTGTGAGGAGCTTCTTCATTCTTTGACGCGCATGCGCTGCACCGCGGATTCGATGGTGAAGCGGATGAGGGACTCGGAGGCACTGATGCCCATTGCGACGGCCTCGTCCTTGAGCTTGAGCACCGCCGTCTCGCGTTTCTGAAGCGACGACTTGGATGAGTCAGCCAGCGTGCGGACGATGTCGAGCGCGATGGGGAGCAGCGCGCTGGTTCCGTTTGCTGCGATTTGACGGATGACTGGGACGTAAAAGTTCCACAGGAACGATCCAAGCCCAGAGAGTTTGGCCAACAGATTCTTCATGTTTTGACTAAACCGCGACGAGAAGCGTGGGTCAATTGTTCTGCAACCCCGCCACAGCCTCCGCGCTCGCGGCCTCGTAGCTGCACGGCGGCGCGCTGAACGTGCGCGGTGTCGGGTCAACGCTGGCAACCAGCATCGCCTCCATCCACGCCTTAAGCGCGGTCATCAGCGGGCCAAGCGGCTTGCCTGCTTGGAGAAGTGCCATCTCAAAACGCTGTAGGGCGCTGACCTGCATGGCCGTGAAGTGCTGGCTTGTCCATGCTTCGGGTGAGTAGGTCGGCACATACGGCACAGGCGGCGGCGGGATCACATAGTCCGCATCGACAGGCAACGCCGATTCGATCATCTGCTTCACCGTGGCCTCCTCCAGCGTGTCGAGTTCGGGGCCGTCCGATTCCCAAAGCGTTAGCTTCGTCGGCCAGCCAAACTCCGTGACTTCGATCTTGCCGCTTTCGTTGCGGGATAGCTGGTAGGATAGGCCGTGCCATGTTTTGCCGTCTATGCTGCGGGGTTGGCTCAGAAGTGTCGTGTAGATCGTTTCGGAGTTCATAATTAAGCAACCACTCGATAAAGCGCCATGACGCGCCAGTTGACCGTTTCGGCAGCGGCCCCCGTGACACGCACCCTCAAGGACTCCACCGATGCCGTATCGTCGGCGTCGATTGTAAAAGTCCAAGTTGGCGAGCCTTCGCTTTGATCGGTTCCAATGGTCTGCACTGCGCCGATCAGCGCCGTGTTGTTTGATCCATCGCGGCGGATGGCAACCCAGCGGCGGGCGGCAAGGAACTTGGTGTTGTCTGTGCGGCGGGCGATCAAGGAAATGTCGGCAATGACGGCGGTGTTGGCCGCAATCGTCATGCGGTTGGTCGCCGTGGCGTCTAAGTTGAGTTCGACGTTTGCCGTGTCGGATGTCGTTTGCCCGCCCCAATAAACCGCATTAAATGCTCGCGTCGAAAACATCGCCCGCAAGTTCGCTGTTGTCTGCCTGCCAATGGCAATTGCGTTGTTGGCCGTTGCTTGCGCCAAGTATCCGCCGATTGCGATGGAGTCCTCGCCGCTGGCCGCGCATTCTTGTCCGATGCTCGTCGCATAGAAAGCCGTGCTGGCGCTTGTGTTTCCGATGCTTGTTGCGCCTTCCGCGCTTGCGCGGGTTGATTGGCCTACGCACGTTGTGTTGAGCGCAGACGCAACTTGTGTCACAATGTTGCGTGCCGATTGGACGTTCACGGCATTAGTGCCAAGGGCCGTAGTTGTCGGCGCGATTCCGACATAAAACGCGCCCGAAGAAGTGCGGCGAAGAGGATTAGCGTAGACCAACTTGCCCGCCGCATCGTCCCACTTTATGAAGGGATCGGAGGAGTCGATGGTGCCGCCGTCATCGGCAACGAGTTCGGAGCCAGAGACGGAGAGGACATCGGCGGTGGATGCTCCGACTGCGGAGACGCCGCCACTCGCCGCCGCCCACTTCATCCCGCCCGCTTCGGCTGAATCAACTGTGAGAACATGGCCGTTGGTCGCACCGACAGGAAGACGCGCGACGGTGTCCGCTGCCGTGGCGACGATGAGGTCGCCCTTTGCGTCTACGAGGGTCGATTGAATTGCGCCCGTGATGCGCGAATCATCGCCAGCGGCAACCGTGTTGGCCGTTGTGCCGACTGTGACAGAAATCGCTGGCGTGGTTCCGCCGCTTGAAACGATGGGTGCGGTTCCTGTGACGCTGGTGACGCCGCTGGCTGCGGGATCGGCAAATTCGACGCCCGAAAGATCCGACTTGGTGCGGAGAATCTGCCCTGCCGTGCCAAGAGCGAGAGTCGTGACTGCGCCTGCTGTGGTGGTGACGAGGACGCGACCAGAATCGGAGCCGACTTTGCCGTCGTTGGTTAGGTTGCCGTGGGTGTGGTCAGCATGGGCTGCACCGATGTCATCGGGGCCAACATTCGGAGCGACAAGGCTGGAAATAGTTTGCCAAGAAGCCGTGCCGTCGCCGTCACCCGCCAGCACCATGTCTGCGTTTGCCCCTGTGGCGGCGAGTGAGTTGAGTTCGACAGGATCACTCCCCCCCGCCGCATGGCTTGACGAATGCGAGGACGGGGTGCGGGTGTTAGTGAGGCGTGTGTCGTTGCCAAGAACAACTTCTGTCGAAGAAGCGTTGCCTGTCTTCGGTGTTCGCGCAGAAACGGCGTCCTGCGCGGCATTGCGCTGGTAATTGGACAAAAGTGCCTGATCGACAACAGGAGTGTCGCCCGCGCCCTGCGGGCCAAGCGTCCGACTAGTCGCTTCCCACGGATAGGTCGTGTCGCCCGTGCCGATATAATACTTTGCCGTTTGCGGGACATTGCCAAGCACCCATTCCTCTTCGCCCTCATCCCAATAAAGAGCGTA